CACCATTATGCTTATTCATAGCAGTATCGCTACTCATGCCATAAAATTGCATATATTTCTTTTCTTCAGTCTTGTTACCAGTCCATGTCCATTCTATCTGACCGTCCGGTAGTTCTCTTTTTCTAGCGTGAAGTTCGTCAGTCTCAATCAACTTACTGATGATCTCGCCACCGCCTTCATCATGTCCGGCTAACATACCACCAAGCATAACGAAATCTGCGCCTGCGCCAAATGCTTTAGCCACATCGCCTGGGCAAGTACACCCGCCGTCAGCAATAATATGTCCACCAAGCCCATGCGCCGCATCAGCACACTCAATGATCGCAGAAAGTTGCGGGTAGCCAACCCCAGTCTGTATCCTAGTTGTACATACCGATCCTGGCCCGATTCCAACTTTGACAATATCTGCTCCTCGTAAAATAAGTTCTTGTGTCATGTCTGCGGTAACAACGTTACCTGCGATAATAGTTTTGTCGGGAAATGCTTCACGCACTTCTTCAACATAGTCACCAAAGTGATCGCTGTATCCGTTAGCCACATCCATGCAGATAAACTTAATCTCTGGATAAGTATTGATGATTCGACTTAATCTCAAGAAATCTTTTTCGTTTGTTCCTGTACTGACAGCAAAATAATTTCCTAGATGTTCTGTTAAGTCAAATAGGTCAGACTCGTCATATGTCTTCACAAGGCATGTAAACATCTTATGTTCATATAATGCCTTAGCCATATCAATAGTGCCTACACCATCCATGTTAGCAGCCATGATGGGAACGCCTGTCCATTCCCATCCTGAATGCTTGAACTTAAAAGTACGAACCAAATCGACTTCCTTGCGACTGGATAATGTGCTACGCTTGGGGCGTATCAATACATCCTTGAAGTCTAACTTGATATCTTCTTCGATACGCATTTATTAAGCCTTTGCTTCCTTACGTGCGTTCTTAGTGGCAGTGATTTCGTTACGGCGTGCCTTTACAGCCTTAGCGAGTTCACCCAGAGCCTTACGTGCGCGAGTACCGGCAGCATTGTTACCCTTCTCAAACTTCTCATGCTCTGCTAAGTATGCTTCCAGATGTGTGTTAATATCATTATGTGCGCTCATATTTTTTTCTCCTATTAATATTTGCTTTCTCTCGTATGATTACGATAATCCGTAGTCATACGCAACCATTGCTCACCCTTGCCTTCAAGGATGTCACAAATTCTATCTATCGTTTTATCAGTCCAGTCACTAATTTTACCCATATATGGACTTGGATTATAGATTGCATGATTCATCTTATTCAATGCGTCTATCTTAGACCAAGGCACATACATGCGACTATGATCATTGGCAAATGTCTCTGGGAAACTGCGATAAGCAGGATAAATCACATTACAGCCCAATGCATCTGCTTCGCTGACTGTATTGCTCACCCAGTCTTGTAATGCACAATTGAACAATACACGGCTGTCGTTCAATAATTCATAGTATTCGTTCTTGTCGAGGTCGCTATAGATTTTTAGTTTGCCTTGACGCTCAAGGTCTAGTGTTCGATCCATATATGAATTATTGTTGCTACGCAATTTAGCACCGCTTAATAATGCAAACTCTACATCGCCGTTGTAAACGCTTGTATATTCTTCGATAATATCCATGAAGAAATCAGGCTGTTTTTCTTGATCCCAACGTGCGGCAAACACAACTCTGCGCTTTCGAATATCGAAAGGCTTGATATTCTTCACACGACTACGTACTTCTTCTTTACCGAATGCAAGACCACTGATATTATAGATAGGACATTCCCAGCCTGCGATCTTCATATGCATGACCATCTCTTCGTTACTTGCGAGGATAGCACCACCTGAATCACGTACTAGTTCACAGACCATCTTCTCATACAGTCCCATCCACTTGCTCATCCCCCATACATGTACGAAATCATCCGGATCGATTGACTGAGCAAGACAACGGACAAATATACGAGGACGGAGATTGCTAGGAACTTGATTAAGAATATAGGGAAGCGACTCAATGCCCGGCTGAAACATGTCTTCAAAGTAGATAACATCTTCATTTGTTACTTTGCCTTCTTTCATTAATTTAACTAAAGTCATCAACTGACTCATACCAAAGTAACTACGACCATGTGCATCTAGCACTTGACCTGTCACGATACTTTGATCACTAGTCAATGTGTCGCCGTGCACCAATTCATAATCAATGCTACGTTGTTTAAATACTGTTTCATTCCAGTCTTGCAACTGTAATGTATATCTTGCTTTGTAGGGTTCTAGACCCATGTAATATAATTTACGCATCACGCCTCTCAATATCTGATTCTACACATTCTGAACCATATTGCACTTCAAGTATATGACAAGGTTCAGTATAATTATTCTGCCCTTGATGCCATACAGATTGTCCAATAACATATTCTTCGTTAGTATTCTTAATTACTTTAATTATACTACCTCTGAATTCTGTTACAATATCGCATTTGCCCTTAAGCACATACCAATGTTCACTACGATTAAAGTGACGTTGCATACTTAGGCTCTTGCCGGGTTCGATAACTAACTCTTTTACTTTGTAACCTGGCTTCTCATCTAACACACGGTAATATCCCCATGGTCTAATTACTTTTGGATTCTTCCATTCTTGTAATATCCAACTGCTACTGTTACGTTTGTCTTCTCCACCTACACCAAACATGAATTCAACGTTATCATCGTTGATATCCATTTCTGGAATATTGTCTTTGGTTCTATCTCCGCCGTTAGCAAAGATCAGTTTTGAATTTGGATAATGCGCACGAACCTGCTGAATAAAATGCTTGGCAGATCCATCTTCATCGTCAAAGGTATAAACTTCATCTACCATTGACAAGTTATTGATTATGCAGAGACGTTCATTCCAGGGCATGAATGCTCTACCTTTTTTTCTAGCAAGCCATTCATCGCTGTTTATGCCAACGATGAGCATGTCCCCTAGGTTACGCGCTTCTTTGAAATATGCGATATGTCCAGAGTGAAGGGGGTCGAAACCCCCTGTCACTAAGACTATTTTGGTATTACCTACCACCATCTACAGCCCACATATCCTTGGCATCTTTGCCGGCCATGTATTTGCTGAACTGGCGAAATGCGAAACTCCTATTGTCATAGAGAGTTGCCTCGTCAAACTTGTACCCGAAACTTTTACAGAAATCAAGATACTTCTCTAAATCATCAAAGATTTGCTTGATACGATTGTTTGAACGATGTTCATTCTTTGCCATGTTTATTAACTCCTAGATTTGTTAAACACAAGTTGATATATTACTATAATTAAAAATATAAGTCAAATACTTTTCCACCCAGCCTGACGTATCAATTCGTGCGCCCACACTAGATGTCCGATCTTGGTCGGGTGATTGTTATGATAGATAAGATTTTTGACATCCACATTACCATTGATGTAATCAAACATCTTTTCAATCAACCTAACCTGCTCTTCCATGAAGTCCATATCCACTTTGATCTTTTTCCCAATGGTTCTAAAGAAATCATCAAATTGAATTGGGTTCATTAAAGTCGGAGGTATATGCTCATGATTCACTAATGACCCAGTATAAGTGATCATAGTAGGTTCTATGATCTTGAAGTTGTAACTTCTCTTATCAGTGGTTAATTTAGTGAAGTTTCTCCAAAGTATGCCCTCGATAGGACATGCATTGAAACTATTTAGGCTGGTATGATAATGACTCAAGAAAAAATCATCATATAAAGCCAGCCATTCGAATAAATCAATCTCTTGGTTTATTCCTATATCAAACCAGTGTTCTAATGGATATGAGCCATGGTTCAATATTGTTGATGTATTTTTACTACAACGTATTGGAATCTCTCTGGAATTTTCAGTCATCTGCAATACGACCTTTACCTGCTTGTAACCTAGAGTAGACACATGTTTCAATATGCGATCTAATTCCATATGCATGTAAAGATTGCAATTACCGGGTATAGCGAACTGATATAAGTCCCAACCCGTGACTTCTGCCATTCGAGGACCCATGCAACCTTCAAGTTGTGATTGAAAATTAAAGTATCCTGCACCGGTACCTACACCGTGCAAAGATTCTCCATAAGTCCAACTCTCACCTATGACGATGAGCAAAGTATCACTACCGCGCATCACATGAAACTCTGTATTTTCTGCAAATATCTCAACATGCATTGGTTTCATATTGTCATCGGTCACTAAAAACTTCTGCACATTATTCATGAAAGAATTTTCAAAAACCATTGGAACTTTTGATAACGGAATCTCACGATATGTGGGATTCATATTCAATTCTGGTTCAGGATGTAGATGTAGAGTATTAAAACTCATTAGATCACTACTTGTAAATTAGGTTTAACTGTATTGTATGTGATAGTAGCGCCGTTCTCACCATCTTCGCTAACCGTGATTTCTACGAACCTGTCAGGATAACGTGTAGCAATTACTTCATATAGATCATCACATATCATCTCACAACTTTTATAATTTAGTTGTAAAGTACCTTGATACAATGCTTCAAGCCAGCGTTTGAATTGTATGAATTCGATGTCACGGTCATTATGTGTGACTTCGATAGCAACGTTAAAATGAAATATATGACGATGCTCGTTGGCTAAAAAAGACACGTCGGCTAGATTTGGATCTGTGGCTGCTGCCGGATACTTATGAATACCCTCGCGCTGAAAGGTAACCCATATCACACGATTAGCGTGTTGCTTGATTCTATTTCTTTTATCAGTTTGTGCCTGATTAGTTTGATAAACTACCGGATCTTCACTCATCTCTCATCCTCCATATTAACTCTTTCATATTTTTCTTCCCATTCTAATCTGCGTAATACACGCAATTGATTGATAATCTCAGCCATTTTTTTCAGGTCTTCTTTATCAGTTCCCTGTTCTAACTGCTTGAGATTATTTTCTAATATGCGTATTTGATTCGTATATGCCACCATATCAGTTCTCTAAATTTTGCGATATTAAATCGTCGGTATCTTCTATCTCTTCTTCTACGTTATTACTCTGCTCTTGTACGCTGAATAATTCTTCAAACTTAGTCAATGCATTGACTGTCTTTTTGCCGCTGAAACCCTGGCTTCCAGATTTCATCTGTGTCCAGAATTTATCATACTTATCAATAAGATTGAGACTTTTCTCTTTGTCTTTTAATGCAAAAATCGCTTCAACAATATCTCCGAATTTGATCTTCTCAAAAATCTCATTCATTACCATCTTGGGAATCACACCTTGATCATACAACTTGTTACCTTCCTGTACAGCAACAATATGCTGATATACGTTATGAGCCTGCAATAATGTATAACTCAATGTGTCCCAACTAGTCTTAGTCTCTTTACCATGAGCACCGATAAAGCCATGACCCCTGTAGCATAAGTCACGAACTAACATTCTGTCAGTTATAGGACTGTCTTGGAATGTTTTATGCACCCCATCTTGCAATACAGCAATACTGAATTTCCGATTATCAACTGCATAATCTTTGTTTTCAGCCGTTTTTTCCATGCTGTATGACCATTTACTATCGTGTTCGATGTTATTCTGAAAATACGCTAATCCTTTAGCCGCGCTAAAGAACGGGCTTGCGCAGTCAAAAGTTATCTGCAAGTTTGGATTGTGATGCTTGCGGATAGCACGTTGAATATCGCTGAACAATACTGCATACTCTAAGATACTAGTACCAAGGCAGTGAATCAAGTCATGCTTACCTGGCTCAAGCAATCCATCATGGATCATGATCACAAGACGGCGTAACATCAAATGAATATCGATCTTGTTCTGACCACCAAACGCCCAACCATTAAAATGATTATCCGGATAGATGTTTGGATCGCAATACTTCTTCATCTCTTCATACCAGTTATCACTCTGTGTATGATTGAGACCCTGCAATACATTTAAGAACTTACAACTACCATTACGGTTCTTGATGAAGTATTCATTATTGATATGTGTTGCCTTGACAGCATCTTCGATAGTGCGTATACCATGCTTATCAAGCAAATGCTGATTACGAATAGTCTGTGATGGAACGTCAAGACACATACCATAGTCCATGTATGTATCCATCCAGTTCAATACTAATTTACGTTGCTTCATAGCCTTAGGGCAGTTGGGATCTTTCCAATCAGCAGGCCATTGACCCTTCATGATCTGGAATCCGCCACTGTCACCTAGCATGAACGTACCTTCTTCGCGTTTACGTATGATGCTTTCTGCATGGTCATCAACATTAGTATCTAAGTTAGCATGTCCTGCACTATAGAGGCCCCACTTATAAGTATATAAGCCTTTCTTGCTATTCAAAAAGTTCAAGCACTCAACATCACCATTGAAGCCTGCGGGAATACGCTCACTAGGAAAATAATTTTCACCCTCACGTTGCTTGCCCAAGCCAGTGATAAAGAAACTACTGACTGCTGGCAAGAACAATGCCCAGTCATTTTTATGATTGTTTGATAAATTTATTTGTTCCATCTATTTTACCTGTTGTTGTAGAACTGAACATTATTGAAAAGATTATAGTCCGGGATAAGATACTCTTTCAATGATAACACCACTTCTTCATGATTGTCAAGATATTCGGTTAGTTTATCTAACATTTCTACCTTTAAAGGTACGATTGAAGTTTCATTTTTTAGTATTGCTACCTTTTCAGATGCGCTTGAAGTTTTATCATATCTCCGACCCGTAAATTCTTCACCCGGAAATTGAAATTTTTGATTTCTGTGCAATTTATGTTGAATTAGATGCATTAAATCGTTAGAGTAACTACTACCGAACTTTAAAAATATACAAGTATCTGTATCTATACCCTCTAAAAACTGCACTTGCAATGATGTGTGTTCATCAAATGCAAAAGTTTTAAAAAGATCATCAAAATCTACCTGATCACAACTTATTTGAGCGTGATACATGTATCGATACAAATATTCTAATAATCCTGATATGTATCTTTCATAAGGTTCGCGCAATACAACTATTTTCTTTTTAGATAATTGAATTGGATTAGTAATAAAATTATCAGGAATTTTCGTTGTCATGCCGCACTGTAGTTCCCAAATCCTTTTTGTGTAAGTAGAAGCATTTTTAGGAATAGGAATAAAGATATAATTAGGTTTCCAGCCAAACCGGTCCGGCATACAAAGGCCTATATCATGATTTTTAATCTGTATTTTTATTTCAGGTGCTACTATTTTCATCTTGTACTAATTTGATAATAATATCTAATTTTTCTTTAGCGTCTTTTACTGCCGGATACTCTTTAGCGAGTTTTTCGATCTTCTCATCTTCAATCATTTTCTTTTTAGCCCATTCAATTACTGATTGAATCTGACTATCGGAAGTTAATTGTACCGTATTGTCAATACGCATCCATCCGCCATTGTACGAACTATTATCACAAACTTCAAAACATTTCGTTTGACCGTTCCAGCGAACTTGTCCAGTAGTGCTTGGCAGACTGTAACTATTATCAATCTGCCAAACTAAAGGATAACTTGATGACTGTATCTTGATCATTTCGCCTGTGCGGGTAATAGATAACGATATGTAGCACAAAGACCCTTGACAGTGATCTCAGTAGCGCCTTGATCGCTGATCCTTACGGTCTTGTCACCGGGCAAGTCCATGATACTCATGAAGACCTTGACAGGCCATGCCCACGCACGACCCAACGTACCTTCTACATCAGGGTGAAACACAAAGTTACCGCTGTGTGTTGACGGGTCACCAAAGTAAATCTTAAGATCACCTTTGTCAGTCTTAGTAGTGAAGTGAATCTCTTCGCTGTTTGCTTGAGCCTGCTTCTTCAATCGCATGATACCTGCAACAGTAGGTTCGAATTCAACGTCCCACTTGGCGCCTTTGAATTTGACATCTTTGACTTTTTCTTCGATGATAGCCTTGCCCATCAATCGATAGTCATTGACGAAATCCCCAGCCTTAGTCTCAAAGTGAATAGCAGTAGGGATATCGTCTTTGTTACGTGCAACATTGATGACTGCATGTTCATCATAATCATCAAAACCAAGAATAGTCTTGAGTTTGCCTAAGTTAGGCATACCGAACGTACCGACGAATTCTGCTTGCGGGGTATCAAAAGTACCCTCAACGATAACGCTCTTATCTTCTGCGATTGCAGAGATTACTGTCTGCTTGTCAGTGCCTGCGACCTTGACGAGTTCGATGACTCCCAGGCCAAATGTATGTTGAATCAAATCTTGTAAATTGTCTTTCATGTGTTTCCTCTTTGTGTTAGATATTTAGGTAGAATCATTGTGTATAATAATGGATTTTATTACTAAAGTCAAATAGTTGTTAACCAAAAATAAACAAATCATCAAATGTCGAATTGGTGTCTGTGTTCTCTTCTAGTTCCCAATTCAATACTCCTAGAAGGTTATCGATCTTTTTATCGACTAGTGTTTTTTCCATAGCACTATCATCGAATGGTAATTCTATGAACCAGTTTGGTAATCTTAGTTCGTCAGTGGGATATGCTATGCTTGTAAAGTTCAATGGATTAGGCTTTAGTTTACATACCACCACCTTCATGCCATCGACCATCTTCATGCTATAGTTGTCACCATTTACACGGCGTAGATAGTTCCAGTTCAATGCCGCACGAACGTGTCCGGGCATATTTGCTTTGCCTGTCTTACTACTTGCTTCAAGATCACCATATGTAGTCAAGTTGTTGACACTCTTGGGCGAACCCTTAGTCCAACTATCTTGCTTACCAAGTTCGATCTTGAATTGCTTGATACGCTCAATGACATCCTCTCTTGTCTTACCTGCAAGGACCATCTCAAGCACTTCAAACAAAAAGTCTTGCACATACTTGGGAGTATCTGCTCGTTTCAAGTCAAGGCCCATAGCCTTGATCTTACCTTGCTTGCCGTTAGTATCAAGGCGTTTGCCTTCTTTGTCATAGATATTGATAGCATAACGCTTCTTTGTGATGAACAGACTACGATCACCTACAAGTTCACGACCTCCCTTGATCACGCTCAATTTGCGAGGTACATGAAATGCACGTTCCATGAAACTAGGGAAGCCGTCATTCACTTGATCCGAAACATTATCATAGAGTTGTACTGCAAGTTCTTTGCTCCACTCTACTTCACCATTCTGTATTTGCGAATTCAGAATAGGGTATGCACTAAAATAGCAACTGTCAGTATCACCATATACAATCGCTTCACCGTAATGATCATAAGTGCCTGCTATGATTTCATTGATATGCGCACTCATATGTTTAACGATCTGTCGCCCGCTCAATGTAACACTTTGACCAATGCGCTTATCGTAGAATCGGCAATGTTCGTTCAACAATGCACCATATGCACTGTTAAGCAAAATCTTACGAACTAACTGACGCTTATCCCAATACTCAATATCTTCTTTAGTAGTAGATTGTTTGAGTTTCTTTTGCATATCTTTACGATCACTGTACCAGCGTGTGAGTAGACCGGGAATCACACCTTCACTATCTGATCTAAAGATCGTACCGTTAGCACTAAGAATATATGGCTTGTTGCTATCAAAGATCAATTTCCATACTTCTGCCGCACTCATCTCTACACTTTCACCACTCTCAAAGTCAACAGTAAGCATAGTGCCACGCTCTTGCTTCATGATGGCTTCATACTCTAGTGTACCGAACAAACCTTCCCAGAGCAACGAACTCATCTCAAGGTCATCGTCTTTGTCATAGTTGCGCTTTTCGCTAGCAAGATTTCTTGCTTTGTCGGTCAGATATTTCTCAGTCAATGTCTGTCTAACTTGTGCAACGATTGTTTCTGGGGCCATGTTCAATGAACGAATGGCACTAGGATACAGACTGTTGATATCGATAGCAGCCACGTACTCATGTACGCCTTTCTTAGGAACAGCGACATATGCACCAGCGGCCGCCATCTCACTATCACTACTGTTTCTTTTCTTATCAGGAACCATGAGTCCGCGCTCATGCGCTTCGTTCATGATAGCCATCTCAATCATAGCCACGGAACCCATTACAGTCGGCAACAATACAGTATTCTCATGTGCCAGTGCATTAGCAAGGTCAAGGAACTTAAGTTTGTTATGAATCTTGACAAGCAACATCGTATCTTGTCTGTTGTATTCTAAGAACTTTTCCCAGTCTTTGTTATATAGTTGATCAAGAGTACCTTCGTACTGCGTCTTGTTTTCACCTACCTCCATCTCACCGATAGAGTCTAGTTTATAACTATGCCGGCTTTCATAATTGTACTTTTTATACAACTGTAGATAGTCCATGTGAATACGACCAACTAGATCATATGTTGTTTCTTCTTTACCGAATCGTTCATATGTTCTTGGCTTAGGCATCTGACCAAGCAAACAGAATTTGCGTGTATCGTCTTTGCTCATGACCCTCGTCACACGATTGACCATGTAGGGTATATCGTATCCTTCTGAGTTCCAGCCAGTCAATACATCTGCGTCTTCAATCAACATAAAGAAAGTATCAAACATTTCTTTCTCTGATTTAAAAATCAAACAGTTTTCATACTTCTTGATGATATCCTGAGCAGTCTCAGTACTCATGTGTCTGGGCGGGACACACAATGTAACTAGTGTATCTTGCCAATCCAAGTACATTGAGATAGCCGTGACCGGATTGAAAGGATCACTGGTAGGGCTGAATCCTTTCTCAGGGTCAAAGTCTACCTCAATGTCAAAGAAACATGTATGGAGTTTTGGAGGCTCACAACCTAAGTAGTTTTCACTTAGACAGCGGAACACCACGTTGATGTCCGATTCATACAGTTTCTTATTGCTGTGTATACGTTTTTCTTTTTCAAACTCACTACGCTTGCGTGTACTGAAACGGCTTACGCTATCGCCGTATAAACTGCGATACTTGCCTTTGGGATCAGTATAATAAAAGGTATAGTTGGCAGGAAACTCGTTGTATGTGCGCTTGCCGTCAGGCTGTCGCTCTACAATGAATATCCTATCACTATCTCTATCGTGTATTGCGTCAACGTAACTCAATTTGCTAATAACCTCACTAGACCAACACTATCGATCATAGTCAATAATACATAATTAGCCAGCATGCCGAAACTTTTTCGGGTTAATGCTGCCCATGCATACATAGCACACCCTGCTATCCACAGTATGTATAACAACAATAAAGGTGGATTGGGTACTGTCAATGCCATGATCAATGCACAGCCTATACTGATCAACCATGCCAATACTTCCACGACAAAACGAAATCGATTAGACCTGTAATCCTCACGGATCCAATCGAATATACCTTCAAAGATATCGTTCACAATGTCTTCCCAACAGTCTCCAAGATGGTGTTGAGTTCTTCGTTCTCTTTATTAGTCTCACCCAATCGTGATTTATATGCTGTGCGAATTGCCCTCTTGAGAATGCTTGGCTTGATCTCAAGTTCTTCTGCGATAGCCTTTACCGTATCAGTAAGACCCTCGTTCAACGTCTCAACTTCTTGCATGACAGCCATGCCTTCATTGATCAGTTGGGTAAGTTTGATTTTTGCTTCATTATTAAATGTGCGTGTTGACATTAGAATCTCCTATGTTGATAGTTAGTATAGTATATTGTTGTAAATAAGTCAAATACTTTGCATCCAAAATATATATTTTGGGTGATCAACTATAAGCCATGATTACAAATATTTAATCTTTATGAAAATGAACTCTTCGTCTGGAATAGCGACTATGACATCTTCTCCGCCTTTTACCGTTTTAGCCTTATATCCGTTTTTGGATAATAATTCAGCAAAATTCTTTCTCATCTGTTTAGGCGTGCGAACTTCGTTAGGTAGCGTAAGTAGGAAAGGATTGCGAAATATAACCAATACTTCTTCCCTCCAGTTATCTTTCATCCATTCTAGTAACCATGGATTTTTATTCAGACTCACTAGCATTTAAGATCAATTTCTTTACGACTTTTTCGATACCTGGATTGATATGATATGCGTGTTCTACTACATATTTACGGATATAATTGCGCATGTAGTCTGTATTTTCATTGCTATAATCCTGACACCAATTCAACTCTTTGCGATTACACCAGTCGATGAATTCTTGTTTTGGGTTCAATAAGAAAGGTCTATGTACATTCTTTCGTGTGTCAGGAATAACTTTAGGAGTACCGTGCATAGTGCCCCAGATATAAGTTTCAATGCAGTCATTGAGATGATGTCCTGTGACCACATATTCGAAATTTTCTAGAAACGCATAACGTTCATTACGCCAATGTTCTTCCCAACTTAACTCTTTGGGTTTTTCGTTACGGATATATCCTACTGTCATTGTGATGTCTCGGTCACGGCAAAAATTCCAAACGAAATCAAAAGCGTTGTCGCTATTATCGGTACCGTGATGAAAGAATGCGGCATCTACCTCATGATTCTTACTAAGGAAATCTAACACAGCGACACTGTCCACACCGCCACTAAAAGCGACTGTCAATGTCCGAGGCAATTTATGTAATAATTGAATCATACCCACTATTATATATCAATGGGTAGAAAGTATCAATAGTTATTGGAAGATATGATTATTCTTTTCACCGTAAATCTTTATATATTTTCCGGCTAGCATGTCGGCCATGCTCTCTATCGCGCTACCTGGATAACTGTCATGTTGGTCTACCATGTCTAATTCACCCTGACGGACATGAACCAATTCATGAAAAACGGTACGCAATATGTCTACTAGGTTTCTGTTCCTAGCATATACCCATATGCTGTCTCCACCGATGACATGCCCGCCCGTATGATGGTTACTTTGTGCTTCCTCAGTATCCATGCTTAGTTCGATCTTAGGAGGGTTTTTGATGTTTAGTTTTTGGCAGGCCCACTCAGCGAATTTTTTAACTTCTTTCGCTTTGTCTACCCTTGATGTCATGAAATCTTCTGTACGCATTAGTGTATTTATCCCCTGTAGCCTTTACGCTTCATGCGATCATGTATGACGTTTGCTAGTTCTATATGTCCGTGAACACTGGGGTGCCAGTCATTTTTGCTTACACGATCATAGACCCAATAGTCGTCAGACCAACGGAACTTTTCCCAGTCATGTACTTCGTCTAGTACCTTGAAAGTATTGAATATAGCATCTCTATGTTCTTTGGGCCAGAAATGCCATGCATGACTATGGTTCCATATATAAAAATCCTTCACACCAAATGCATTGAACATACCCTGTAGTGCATACATATATCCTATGTTTCTATAAAAATGCTCTAGTGGATGCGTGTTCTTTAATGTGTGTGTTGCTTTTTTAAGTAGTATATCTCTATTGAAGTTGCTTTTAGGATAATGATTATATTCATGCGCGACTAAATCTACTTTGCATTTTATCCAATCTACTGGATCTTCTGCCCATTCATTTTCGATATCATGTGGATCATACATCTCAAATCTAGACCATTCGGTGAGTTGTATGACTGCTGTTGTTTCTTTTAATTCTTCGACTGTCTTTGATCGTAACCAATTATAAGTGGTTCTTACTATACGTTGATTGCTACCGCAACCATCAGACAGATTAACGACGGAATCAGCGTTCAATAACTTACCTAAATGGTGGGGCCATAATATAGGTAGTCTTTTATCTTCATCTACCTCACAAAGATTACCATCACAAAATATATGATCTAGACTTCCGCCCCAAGTGAAACTACACCCATTTGTATATAAAATCATTAAGATATTTATTTTACAGATGGGTGTATGTTAGATTACTTTGCTAATGGGTTTTCCCATGCTTTCTTGATCTTCTCGTCTACTTTCTTCTCTAGTTCTCTCAACTTAGCATCAGTCTCACGCTCTATGTTTCTGATTCTACCCTGTAGATCACGCTCAGTATCACCTAAACGTTTATCGCTATTATTAACAAAACTACGTGTATCACGATCTAATTCACGACCTCTGCGTTCTGCGGCATCAACTGCTGCCTCTACACGGTCTATGTCTGCTTTAAGATCGCTTCTCACAGCACGAACCATATCCTGATTTTGCTGTACTAATATGACTATGCTTTCTTGAGTTTTTTCTATCTTAGTCAATCGTGTTTCTACCCCAGTAAAATCAGGGCTGACATAATTAGCGATAGCATCCTTCATATTCATATAATCTTTATAGAATTCAAATGAAGCATAAAGACCACCTAGTACTGATGATAATATACCGGCTGCTATCATTAACTTAGCCGGAGTAAAAGCATAACCACCGATACTAATAACTGTGTTTTCGCTAAGATATTTTTCTTTAGCGGCTTCTAAATCATCAACTTTGCTATCGATGTCTACTTCTTGTTTCTCTCTTGGCATTTTTGTTTTTCTCCTTAATCCCAAATACTGGGTCTGTATTTCCTAGTCTCATCTAGGTATGCTTGTAATCTTGCTTTCATACTCCTTAAAGGTGTATCTACACCCAAGTAGTTCGTGACCATATAATTTTTATTTCTAAGATAGATTTGCTTTTCTTCATCATTCATCTCATCAAAGTCCTTATAATTTATTTTGTCAAGTTCATTCATTTGTATTGCGCCTCTATCATCTTATTATATGTGTCTGTATTTCCCTTTTCGATAAAATACATAGTTCTAACATTGTCTTTGATGACAACATTCTTATAAATCTCTTTAGGCTGATAGAATGCTACATCGCGTAATGCTAATGAATATACATTAAATCCTACTGGAGTCACAGCCATTCTTTCTATTCTAACAATACCTGCAAGTTCATTATCCTGCACATTTGTTTTTACTGTCGCGGATTTTGTTTCAGGTTGAGCCATAGCAACTAATATATTATTCTGTTCGATATAATCAGTTAGAGGATCACCTCGTCTAGCAAATAATGACATACTATTGTTTGGTTGTTCTACTTGCTGAATAGATATATTGCTTGGTGCTGACGCTGGTTTTATTTCTGATTGTTGCGCCATCTCTTGCATAGTAGGTGGCAGGGGTATATTTACTTCTGGTCTGTTATATAATCCAGATGTACTAGTCAAACTATTATTAGTTACAGATGATGCTTGCTGTTGTTGATTATTGAATGTATTGACTGGTAAACTCAATTGGTTAGACAACAATTGACTTTGTTGTACTATATTTGAACTTCCTTGTACCACAAAAGGACCAGATGAAGATGGTAATAATGATAAACTTGAATTCACATTTGTCTTGTTATCTTTAGTTTCACTCTTAGCAGAATCTTTAGCAACATCTAAACTTTGTGCAAGACTAGTACTAGCAGTTTCTATAGCAGTTTTTTCTGCTTGCGCTACTGCTGTTTGAGCCACTTCATTAGCCTGTGCGACCGCAGACATTGCTATATTATTTTCTCTAGCCTGATTAGACTGTATCATAGCCATGACAGATGACAATGATGGTCCTGATGTTGTATTTGATTCTGTTTTAGCAGTATTTGTAGATGTGTTTGAACTCGCAGATATTTGACTTCTCTCTTCTCTTGGTCTATTTGTATTAGGAGAGCCTGTATCAGCAACTCTAACTTGCTCATTACTAGGGGGTGGATTACTACTAGGAGTACTAGTAGGAGTGCCGTTAGGAGGCGGTTGGCTTCCTGGAGCGGGTTCTGAACCCGGAGGAGGTTGACTTCCTGACTGTGTTTGTCGTGTTTGCTGAGTTGCGGTGTCTGATTCTGGTGGAGGTTTACTAAAAGTATCTGCTATGTCTAATGGTGTAGGAGCTCCGGCAACTGTTGCAGTCGTACTAGGTGTTGTGGGTGTGGACGGTGAAGTCGGAGCCACACTATAGTTTAAAGTCAGTGAGGTGTTGCGAACTCTAGGACCATAATAACCACTCCAAGAGTTCGTATCACTACCAGTCCATGCTAATCCTATATAGCCCAATGTTTCTAAATTATATGACTTTGAAAAATTTTCAGTGCCTGAAAATGTTACGAATCTTGCACCTGTATTAAAGTTACTGTAATCTTCAAAATAAGATTCTAGTACTGAACCATTCTTATCTGCTAATTGTCCAGTGACATTTAATGGACCTCTAGTTCCACTTTCATTGCTTAGATCATTATAAATTTGCCATGAATAATTAAATCCTGAAACTTTAATGCCGTTACCACTTAGCACTTGTTCAATAGCACGTACTTGGCTAACTGTATATGGCATAAAACTAAATCGTATTGTATTTGTATCAGTGTTAAGTGCAGGAATAGGACCGCCTCCTGCTCCTTCAACTTGACCTAGTTGACTTGAATTCATAGGAATAACAGGAGTCCAAAGTGATGGATCAATGACATTAGGTGTTACTGATACAGTACCCGTAGTAGGATTTACATTCTGTGCAGACACAGCGGTAGTATATGCTAATAGAATTGCTAATACTAATTTCTTTATCATTTCAGTTTAGGTATCTTATCTGGATTTGCGGCCCATGCCATTTTTGCTTCTTCACCTATCTTACCTTCGAATGGGCAAGGTGTGCCGGCACTCATCATAGCATCAAATACTCTGCGATCTTGACACATAGTTGCTACGGCTGCAACTTTCATACCCATGTCATATAGTGTCTTGCTTAGTTTCAATCTTTCACAATTGTCATCACGCATAGTTGAGCCGAAACTTACACCTAATACTTGAGTCTGTGCCGCACCCGCTACACCAGTCACGCAAAGATCACTACCCACGCTCATCATTGCAGGAGCGATAGCAGTTGGGGGAGGTTGCTCTATCTTTTGAGTAACTCTAGTCTCATTGATATTGCGGTTAGTCATCTCACCTTGCTGAATATTAACATTAGTGTTATTACTCATCGTGTTATTATTATTGGTATTGACGTTCGTTGATGCTGAAGTGCTAGTATTAATGTTACGATTAGTCATGTCACCAGTGTTAACATTGTTATTAGTATTCACATTATTTGATGTTGAAGTACTAGTATTGATGTTACGGTTAGTCATATCACCAGTATTGATATTGGTGTTTGTGTTATTATTTGTAGCACTACTTACATTATTGTTATTGAATGTTTGTGTACCGCTATTAACATTATTGTTAGTGTAAGTTACACTACCACTCATAACATTGTTATTTGTGTTAGTACTATTAGTATTGTTATTATTGTTGTATGTCATAGTGCCGCTATTGACATTATTGTTGTTATTTGTTACAGAACCACTCATAACATTATTATTGTTATTGTTGTTAGTCAATGTACCGCTTTGAACATTATTGTTATTATAAGTCATCGTACCACTATTGGTATTCTGATTTATATTAGTCACAGTACCACTATTAATATTGTTGTTCGTGTTAACGTTCGTTGAAGTGGATGCATTAGTATTGTTACTGTTTACTGTACTAATACTAGTGCTGTTATTATTTGTAGTCGTAGTATTATTGGTAGTAACAGTACTGGTACTATTGCTAGTACTATTTGTATCTACTAATGAAGTGGTAGTATATCCGCCTTGGTTGATAGGAGGAATAGTACCGGAAGTTGTAGTAGTAGTACCGGATACGCCGGTCGCGCTTGTTGTTGTTTGTGCATATGCTGGCATGCCGCCTATACTGGCAGCGATCATGGCCAACACAAGGATCTTTCTTATCATTTTTATTGTTCCCTGTTGTAAGCCTAGAAGATTGTGTCTTCTAGTGTATACAACTATTTATTTTGAAACAATAAAGAAAAGACTGCGTATTTAACGGCGATGACCGCCAGTTTGATTCATAAACTTTTGAAGATTGTCAAATAGGTCAGGATCTAGTGAATATAAATCCTGTACCCATTGATGTAGATTAATCTTGCGCAATGATCTACGAATGTCGGCTGCTTCGCGGTCATAGATGTCAAGATCATCCCACTCATGTTCAGGTTTACTGTACAACATATGCTATTACTCCGAATAAAATTATTAGTGATGTAATTATATATACGAATGTTCTAAATCTAACCGTGAGTCGGAAAAGTTCCATCAAGCACTTGCCTATGTTGTAGTTGACCTTCATTGAAGATATGTAGCATACCGGGAAACTGTTCGAATTCAAACACATATCTTACATCGCCGCGTGTTGTGACAGCGATACCTACAATGATTCCATCTGCTTCATAAGTGCCGCCGGTCTTGCGAACATAGTCGCCTTCATTAAATTTGAATTCAGGTAAATCGATAGTTGTCATACAAAATCCTTTAGTCCAAAGTGTGCGCGAATTTTATCACCATATCCCATATACGGAAAACTAGTACCGCTATCTGCGATTTCAGCGCATTCTTCTATTAACTTTTCCGAGAATTTCTGCAACAGTGCAGAATTAGTATCAGGGAAAAAGGAGCCGCCCGTTTGAAGGGCGACTTCATATACTTTTTGTGTCATTTGTTTAGGTTTATGATTCATGATATTATTTTATCACAAATCACAGAGAAGTCAATATTTTATTGACACCAACTCTGTTTCTTTTCACCGAAATATGCACGGGCATAACCATTCTTGATCAATAGTTCAGATAGACGCTGACCGTCTAAAATTACATCGCCCAATACACGCCCGCCAAACTTATCATGGTCTTTGATCTCAAATTGTATGACTTTTGCTTTTGCTACAGCATCTTTAGTGAATGCGCTAGCCTTTTGTCCTAATGCATCTTCGCTAGGACATTGGGCGCGGCCGCCCTTCTCTGGTGTATCAACGCCCAATACACGCAATGATAATACTGGCTTTAGACCTAGATGTTGTTGCATGAATGGTGCTTCAAACTGTATAGTATCACCGTCACTTACTTTGACAACTTTATATGAATATAATTGCTGACTGAAGATTTTTGGACTATAAAATGCTAATGGAATACCTATTAGTAAGCCTACTAAAATATGTTTAGCCCAATAGTTTATTTTACCTATCATCGTAATCACCGGCAAATCCTGACATATAGCGGTCACCCTTGATCTTCGTGTCTGGTTTAGTAGGTACTTCTGCGTTGATGACTGACATCAAGCCTTCTAGGCTCTCTATAGCCTGATTTTGCATCATTTCTTTTTCTTGGGGTTTAGCGGTCATATACTTTTTAACGAATGTAACAATGTCCGGAATATCAAGCATATGCTTGCTACCATCTTTAAACTTGAACTCGTAATTTCCGTCTGTGTCAACGGCCTTGCGCATCTGCATTAATATGTGAGGTATCTTATCTAAGTCTGCGTCCTGTGCTGGAGCATCATCGTCCTCAAAATCGTCTCTGGGCGCTTTTCTTGCTTCAATAACTTCAAAAATCTTCATATCAATTCCTCACAATAGTATTATGTATTTATCAACTCACTAACTATAACATGGATCTCGTTACTGTAACTTAGTTTTGGTAACCTTCTGCAATAGTAACCATGCTTCTTCTTCTTTCCCGTCTGCTATCAATTTTTTCATCAAAGCCCATAGTTCGGGACTGGCGACTTGTTTGAATTTAATCATTTCCATAGCCCCTAGATTACCTGCATATGACGCTTCATTCGTGTTTTTTTGGCTTGCGATCCATTCTTTTGCGGCAGGTCTTGACGGTGGTTCTGCGACAAATTGTTTTAGTTTGCTGTGCGTTTTGTTTATCTGCATTTCAGTCGCTTCTTTATCGCCGCTATTGTCGATAATGCTTAGAAATTTAAACACATTAGCAAAACGACCTATATTGTCCTGAACATCATACCAACTGTTAGTCACTATTTTATCAGGAACAGTTCTTGTTCTCATTTGATTACGTTGTTTTGCTACTTCAAGTTTGGTGTTCACTACTACAAGATATGTGTCGTAACCTAGCAATTCAAAATTTCTTTTAAGATTGGCAATCTTATCATAATCATCGCCGGTACCGTCTACATGAATACCCAGTCTACCCTCTATAGCAAGATCACTTTTTTTACCTGTAACCTGTTTGGCTCTCGCTCTTACTGTATCACGCTTTTCTTTTTCTTCAGGAGGCATCTTGGGATCGATGTCATGTTTCTTCATCATGTATTCGAATGCCACATCACTGTTGATTGTGACAAAACCCATAGCATTCAGTCCTAAGCGGTCTGATATATAACTCTTGCCACTACCAGGACCACCGATAACAAACACTACCTTAAAGATAGCAGGATCGTTGACGCCTTCTTTTACAAATTCATTTGCTCTCATTTTTTACCTATCTTCATGTATCTACTATATCGTGTCTCTGGATCTGTAAAATCTCTAGTACCTAGATAGTTTACTTTGCGCATAGCAAACATATCATCAAATTGTTCCATATCTGCTATCTTAGTGACTGCCCCGTCAGCCTGATCACGACCTTGAATTATCACACGATAGCCATCGGGTACAACGTCATACCAACTAGGTTTCATATCGTTCACGCTTGTGTTTATGATGATGCCGGGCTTATCATAGATCACATCTCTAGCATCAGTGTTTAGAAATACTAATTTGCCGGGCTTGAAGAACGGTTTTAATAATTGTGCGCTGGCTCGTAGTTTGTCTTCATCATTCTCTATTAACACAATCTCATCAAACACTATGCCTTCTTGTTGCAATAGCATAGCAAGGTTACCGTACCAACTACCTAACACATAGATAGTTCGTGCGCATTTACCTTTGAGTCCTTCTTTGAGTTTTTTACAAAGCCATGTCTTGCTCTGTATGAGGTCATCGGTGAAACTACCTTCTAACGTATCGGGACTAGTCTCATCTAATACAAATTCCACGATACGCATACACTTTACGCTCTCTCTTTTTTGAGTGTTGCTCTTAGCATCCAACCATGTTTAGCATGTGCATCGATGCGTTCAGCGATATAGTTCTCAATACCAAATGCATTTTCTTGTTTCGCGAAACCCATACAATGATTCAAACATTCAAGTATTATTCTGTTATCACTTTCAAGTTCTGCGAACATTAATTCAGCACGTGGAATCTTTACTTGCCCTTGTATCTGTGAAAGTTCCGCGAATCGCTCTAGGCTACCTGGTGCATAACTGTCTAATGTTCTGATATATTCTGCTGTCTTGTCTATGGATCCGTATACTTCACCATATAGATCACCGAAGAATTCATGGTACTGAGGGAAGTTTGGACCTTCTACGTTCCAATGGAACTGTTGTGCTTTGATAGTGAAAGCATAACTATTCGCTAATAATGTTTTTAAACTGTCTGCTAGCATGTTTTTTACCTTTTACAAATTTCGTCAGTTACTTTAGTCTTATATATCTCAGGAAATATTCCATGTATCAATAGTATGATTGCCCATCGCCAGGCTCTGTATAAGTGTTTAAAATAACCTATATTACTTTCTTTCAAATGGCCCATTGCCTTTTACTTCGTTTTGTAGACCCTTCATGATAGAACTTTCTTTAGTGCCGGCTGGAACAGCATCATAAACGCGCCATCCATCACTACGTGGGTCATTAGCATTTACAATTTTTGCTTCATCTTCAAGTGTCGCTTTTACTTTTGCATATTTTTCCATTTCGCTACCGGGCTTTGCTATCTTACCGGCAGCCACTTTCCAAGCCGGAGCTTTGACATTACCAAATTTCTTGCTAGGTTCAGGTAAACCACCTCTTGCCAATGCCGACTTTCTGCTTATGTAATCATCAATAGTATCTTGTTTTAGTTCACTAAGATTTTCTTCAGGTGTGAACATCGGTGCTTGTTCTTCTTTTACTTTCTTAGCATCCTGATCAAATTCTTTTTTAGTAGCACGAACTATGCCACTGAATCTTTTATTGCCACGTTCAAAATCGCCTTCACTATCTGCTTTGCTTGCATCTGCGCCTGCGGCTTTCTTGTATTTCGCAAGAGTCTCGGGACTTAATTCATCTAATCTTTCACTTGTTCCTGCTGACTTAGGCGTGAATTTACGATAACTCTGACCCATGCCACCTTGACTTGATTGAATAGTTTCACCCAATGGTTTCTCTATTACTTTTTCTATTGGGCTTTTTTCAATACCTAATCCTGCACCGCCGGTAATACCGGCTGCATAGCCTTCTTCCATTGACTTAGCCTTCATCGCTTTGCTCAATGCGAACAATGCGTTATATAATTGCTCTGTGCGATAAGCGGCTTTGATGAACTCTTCACTTTGTACCATTTCGTTGAAATCTTTAGTCAACTCTTTAACATGGCGCTTCAACATTTCCAATGGCACTGTACCGTATCCGGGCACGGCTACATTAAAATCATTATTTGCTTCGGTCTGAAGACCTTTTATTATGCTACTCATTTCTTATCTCTTTTGCTTTTAGTCGCTACGTTCTTTGCTGGACCACTGCGCTCTGGATTAGGATCTTCTCTGCGCTTACGTGCTGCCGCACTTGCACGACCTTTCTTTCCTAAACTATGTGCTTTGCTCTGTGGTAAACATTTAGGCTTACCTTCGCTACCACTACCTCTTGCACATGCTCCGCGAATCTTTCCATCTGGTCCGAAACGAACCCACTTTTCTTTGAACCACTTACGTAAATCTTCTTCTAATTCTTGTTCAGTTAGTTTTTTCTCTAATCCTTGAACATTTGTATTCTTGTCTGGCTCCGGTGCTAAACGCTTTTTAGCGTCAGGCATAAACTTGTCTATAGTTTTTAGTGTCAATGGACCTAACACACCATCAACATCTAAGTTAGCATCGAACTTGTCGTTCAAGAAATTTTGAATTCTGCGTACTTTTTCATCACTTATCTGATCTTCACTAACCTTTTTGCAACTACCAGGAGTGTTGGCTTTGGTACCCGGCACACGCCTGTAACCTTTCCAACATGCTTCTAGTATTTGACGGTATCTCATATTAGTCAGCCTTCCCACCTTTGTCTTTTTCAGTGATAGGACCACCTGTCACCCAGGCTTTACAACTACGACTGCCTGCACATTTGAAATGTAAAAAATTGCAGTAACCCAAATCACTTAGATTGATAGTAGCATTGCTATCTATATTCTTTTCATCACCCTTGATGCCATCTGATATACACTTGCGCATACTGTCACTTACATCAAATGCCGCACAATTACCGCACATCATAGACTTGGCTGTTGCTTCGTCTACTTTGAAAACTTTGCTCATATCTTTCCAATAGGAGCCCGGCTTATCTGGATTAGCAGGCCCATACATATATTCATCTATAGCAGTTTGACGATTCTTTAGATTAAGGTCGATATCGAATGTGGCACGAGGACAACCTTTCTCTACTGCTTCTATTAGATTGATATACTGTCTCATTTTTTGCTCTTGTTGCCCCAGTTGCTTGCGCCTACTTTACGGCACTTGACTAATGCACCTGATGCATACGCTGATGGCCATACTTTATAACGGCTCTTGACTTTATTATAGCAAGCATCTTTTGCTTCGGCAATACTTTCCTCGCTATAAGAAGGTCCGCCACACTCAACACATTTGCCTTCCGCCGCGCCTTCGTCCATGTCGGGTTTGCCATACAGATATGTAACAGTCCCCATTGGACTAATAACGTGAGTAACATCATAACCTTCATCGTCGAAACGGGCCAATAACTTTTTAGCACCAACAACTTCATAACGTTCTGGTTTATATTCGTGTACTAGTTCGTCACCGTCCATGACTCTCCAAATGTCGTTGCGTAGGTAGTAATGTTTATCTCTGCCATCATTGCCTTCCGCCACACCTTGTCCTAATACTTGTTTTACTAATAGTTGAGGTGCAAAATCCATATCACCTGCTAACTCTCTTGCGGCTGCTAATACTGCTTGTGGAGTAGGTTGTAATCTTTTTTCTTCTATATCACGGCGTAGTTTCATAATAAGAGATTGTGCATCATATCCTAAATCTCTAACACCTTCTTCAAAATTGCTCATGCCACCCGCTAATACACCACCTTCTTGCATATGTGTTTTATGCTCTAGATATTCACGTATAGTGTTTAGGTAGTCGTTGGCTTTTATGATCTTTTCTTGTACCCAGCCCTCTAAGCCTTCTTCTTCGCTTAAGTGTTGTATTAATGCATATACTTTTTGCGCATTCTTGGCTGCTTGATATAGATCGCTACGTGCCATCTCTACTTCATGGTCTGTGCGATCTTTGTCTTTAGGGATAAATCCGGGCTTTAACTTTTTGCCCTGGCCAGGAACTAATATCAGGTCTGCTTCGTTTACTTCGGCTTCGCTGACCTCAGATTCATAGAATTTCTTGTTGGTCTTTTTGCCCTTGAATAATGAGCCGGGACGTTTTTGTGTACCTCCCATGGGCATCGCTACGCTAGCGACCGAGCCTGATGTTGTGCTTTCAAAGATGTCGTTGATTTTCATGATAAATATCCAATAACTATGTATTATTTATCTAAAAACACATGATGCAATAAACCTTAGAAAAGAAAAAGCCCCTTTCGGGGCTTTTTCTTTATTTGCCTTCTTGGGCTTTCTTCGCTTCTTGCTCTTGTAGATACATGGGTCCTATAGTATTCAACAAATGCTGTTGATTTTCCATACAGAACACATAACTACCTGAGTGACGTAACAATACACGCTTATCTACCCAGATGCGTCCACCTAGATCACGCCAGTTCTCACAGAATGTCCAGTCTTCACTGTAGTAACGATTTTGGCGAACTGCTGTATCGAAATAAGTCTTTAAGTGCTTGTCGTACTTAGGATCTAATCCGATATCATTCTTGTATTGCTTGACAGCAGGGTGACCATTCATCTTCTCAAATACATGCTTCTTCATCAACAAGAAACCTGTACCTGCTTTACTGACTTCTTGTAGTCCATCTGGACCTTCTTCAGCACCATCGAATCCATTAACTACCCACTTGATTGGCATAGTCTTCATTGGATACAATCCACCGATAACATCAACGTCACGGTTTAATAGTACCAACAAGTGCCATGGTTCCCAACCAATGTCAGCGTCAACAAAGAACAAGTGTGTTGCTTCAGGCATATCGAGGAACTTAGCAGTAAGTGTATTACGTGCGCGGCTAATCAAACTCTCATTGACCATTGTTTCCAATGTCCAGTCAATACCGAGTTGACGGGCTGTATTAGCCCACTTGATGAAACTCATGAATGTTGATTCAGTTAACATGCCGCCATAGCATGGCATAGCAATGTGTACTCTAGTAGTACGTAAGAAATCAACGTTAACTTGTACTTGATTCTGTCCGGGCTGTTGTTGCCCCTCTGATGGCGGATTCTGTAGTGCTTCCGCCGCAATCTCTTGAACCTGCTCTACAGGAACAGTCTTCTCTTCATCTTTAGTTTTTTTGTTTGCCATATGTCCTCTCAAAACTTGTACGAATATTTACTTGCTTTGAGGGGTATGAAATTATTTTTCTTCTAAATAATCGACTGCTTCGGAAACATTCGCAGGCTTCTTGCCCTGCTTTTTCATGCTTATTGCTATCGCCGCTTGTTGTGCAGGGTTGGCTGCTTCAAAGTTCTTCTTAGCGGCTTCCAATATCTTGAATAGTTTTTCTTTTTGTTCAGGGGGTGCTTCGTTAATTAACGGTTTGATTCTAGTATATAATGATTTTAAATCTTCATTAGTATTTGCAGGTTTAGGTTGTCCAACCATGTGTATTTCAGGAGGAACTCTTCCTTCGCTGTCTTTAGGAAAATGACTTACTTTTTGAATTGCCTTGACAAATGCCTCATCCCATGTATCTTCACCACTAGGTTTCATTACATCAACAGAAATTATACTACCATCTTGTGCTAGTTTTATTTTTACTTCTACCCGTGGATTAGGATTACCTGAAGTAGGCTGAGACCATACAAGGTTGGGAAGTATTCTTGCTCTCAACCTTTGAGCATAATTTGCCCCTGGCCCTGGATCCGCTAAGCGGCCACCGGATGCCAAACCTCTCATTCTTTCTAAATTTTGCTTACGAAGTTCCTGTGCCTTTTTTTCATCATCTGATTGTGCTAATGCCCTTGCGCCGGCGCCCGTCATAGCGGCAGCGCCTATCCCCTTCAAGAATCCTCTACGACTTATATCTTCATCTATATCAGTACCCATACCAGCATCTAATAGTTTCACTACGTTTGTTGCTAACTTTTGATTCTTTTGTGTAGCAGGATATAGGCTCATGACCATTGCAGTCTTTTGCTTATCGTTAAGTTTAGGCCAAGCATTACGTATCTCAGTGGCACTCTTTATACCAGGACCAAATTCTACTGTGGGTAGATAATCGATATAAGCATGTTTACCAAATGGTTGCATATTTTTACCTGTATATGGTTGAAAATATGCAGGACTACCATCTTTCTTGGTACCACCTGGCTTAGGTTGTTCGCTACGATCTTTCTCGCTACGCACAAAAATAACTACGTCATTTTCTGGATCGTAATTCTGTGTGATCTCTTTGGGCATGAACGGGCTTTTGACTTGAACAAAACGTCCGGGTTGCACACCTGCTAGTTTGGCTAGTTTCTCTTTGATCTCAAAGGGAAACGGTCTGACTTTTTGATCGTTAGTCGCTGCCACATAAACATCAGCACCGGGAAAGGCTTCTAATGCGCTCTTGTATAACGCATAATGTCCTGCGTGAAATGGGTGAAAACCACCTGGCATGACGACTATCTGTTTCATATTAATAACTCAATTTAACAAAACTAACTACACCACCGGCAAAGTCTTGAATCTTTGCTCTCATATATACGAAATTACCTTCGATGTTTGTGTATATGCTAGCGTTGCTTGAATCGTATGGCTCTGAACCATTAGCGGCATTAGCATTGGCTACTAGTTCATAGACTTTGAACCATTCTGCATTCGACACATTGCTATTCAATGACGCTTCTATAATGATATTACCCGAGCAATTTTCCAACTTGATGTTGACAGTCTGTAGGTCTTGATTACCAAGATAATAAGCGGCAGCAGGTTGTGCGTTCCCTGTCACTGTATAGACATTACCTGTACCGCCACCATCATATGTGGTCTGTGGTAATAGTTCGAGGATAGTTACCTGGCTCACGCTTTCACCGCCTCAACGACAATACCTTCACCGGCAAGTTCTTGTGCTACTTGCTCTAGTGCGGCTAATACTTCCGCTCCGGCGATATCAGCGCCGTCTTTGTCATTATCCTTGACGATTTTGCTGAACTTGATTACAACAACATCTTCTACGATTTTAGCCATAAATACTCCATTCTATTAGAGTATTTATCTATGTCACTCTTCTTTCTTCAAGGAATATGTCTTGGCTAATAGATCATTAAACCAAATGCCTAATATGGTCAACATGCTAGGATCATTATAGTCTATATAATACGATGTATGCATGTATCTATAAGGACTGCGTGAATATTTATTCATGAATCGAACCATGCCCGGGCTGAAATTTAGTTTATCCCCGTACATTTCTATCAGGCTATTTACATTATCATTGAAATTTACAGGAACTTTCCTACCCTTAAAGAACGTCCTATACTTGTATTTAGGCTCTTTCTTAAAATACAATACGTCTGTCTTTTCTACTATGGCTTCAGAGTATATAGGTTCAGGATCAATATCAGTCAGCGTTTTAAGTAATTCTAAATCATTGCTAAAGAAACTAATGTGGTTGCCCTGAATCCTATGCATGTATTTGTCAGGATCCTTTTCGTCTCTCCATGTGAATAACTTATGTATTTGTTCAAAGTCGATATAATCATAGGTTTCTTCAAACTTACTATTCATCACTTGTATTCTATAATGATTTCTGCTTGCCTTAGTGTTTTCTAGTTTTTTCTTGAACTCGTCAATATTTCTAGTATAATAGGTGTAGCAGGCTCCCATCACATGACATTGTGCGCGATATCTATATTTCGAAAAATATAGACTGGTTCGATTATCAATTTTCAACTGTGATGATTCCATCTTCTCCTACCTTTGCTACCATTTTATTCATGATAGCGAATTCAATAGTATCATTAACCACATTTGCTATGATATTAGCATTATTGATCTTTTGAAAGAGAATTTTCTTTGATAATGGTACGCGCAATAATTCATCAATCTTACGTGCAAGAGGACGTGCGCCCATCTTACTATCATAACCTTGTTCAGCAAGATATTCTACAGCAGGTTCGCTGAGATTCAGTGTGATGTTATGCTTGTCAAGCAAGTTCTTTTTGAGGTCGTCAGTGAACTTGATGACGATCTTCTTGATACTAAGCAAATCCAACTTCTTGAATTTACACAACTTGTCAAGACGATTTCTAAATTCAGGCTTGAAGAAGTCCTTGAATGCCTTGTCATCTTCACCTGTCTTAGCCATGTCGCCGAAACCTATAGCAAGACGCTCACCATCTGCGCTACCTAAGTTACTGGTCATGATAATGATAGTGTTCTTACAACTCACTTCCTTGCCATTACTACCTGTGACGCGGCCTTCATCAAGGATCTGTA